GTAAGTAGGTTTGGTGCGCGCTGGACGAAAACGCATATTGGAATAAAACGGAATTTCCACGGTATGAACAGGATTGACAATGGTGTTCCACCGTGTGGTCCCTGACATGCCATCAGCTCCTAATTTCGAAAGCAAAACACTTTTAGTGGAACTGTCGCTAGGTGGAGACAGTTCGGTGACAATATTAGTGTTTGCAGCAGAAGAAGTGCGTGTGACACTGTACGATGCGTTGTTATAAACAGCGTTAGCAGTTGCCAGGTTTGTGGTGTCAAAACACCACCTGAAACCTCCTCTATAACCAGCATAGCACGGGGTAATGAAGTTGATGTAGTTGGTAGATGTGTAAACATACGGGCGAACCCTACCAATATTAGTCAACATTGTGCTGTCGCTGTATGGCCAAAACCCACCCATAGCTGGGAATGCAGTTCTGTAGAAAGTTTCAATTGAAAAGAGATTCTGTGAAGTTTTGTACAGTATCTCTTGCAGTTGCTGTCGTCTCACAAGCTGTCTGAAGGAACATATAGTCTCACCAAAGAATAAGTGGTTAATGTTCGGCTCATCAGCAGCTGGTGCAGCAAAAGTGGTTAGTGAAGGTGGGTCACTAACCCAACCCTCGTTGGACATGTCTGTCTCTGTTTGTTCCTCCCCAGCTTCTGGAACGAAATTCAATGGCACAGGGGGCGACTCAGGAGTCAGACGCCATTTAAACACGTCAGCACTGGGCTCCGCGACTTGGAAATCGTCTAGCATAGAAATAAAACAATTGACTTGGATATCATTATCTTGAATGACACTGTTGGGAACAGTCAAAGTGTTCACCACATAAATGCTGAGGACTCCATTAGAGTGTATTTGAGGACCCAGAGGAGAATTACTTGAAGCATAACCCGAATTTCCAATTAAGGCATTAGGGATGTGCTCTCGAAACATGTCTGGTTGACCCCAACCCACATCCATCGTGAAGTCTCTAACTTCCTCGATATCATGGACATGAGTATAGGCAGTGTTATACGGGGAGCTGCCTGCTCCTCCGTGAGGATCGTAAACCACCTTGATACGTCCTTTATGGTAATTTGAGGACACAATTTGGAAACGAAAACGTGTAGTACCCCTCCAATACTTAAATGGTAGGGCAGCTACGCAAGAAGCAGTCATGTGGGTTTCATCTTCATCATTAGGGTTGATGTACAACTCAGCTTGACAAGGATCAACATAAAAATTCCACAACAACTGCTCTTCAACATCAGACACTCGCCAATTAAAACTGGTTAAGAAAGATTCTCTAGATGCTATGGAAGAAATGGTCATTTCGTCCACTGGGGGTAATCCTAAAATAGTGGGATCAATGGAAATTTCCTGCTTACAGTCCATCGTCAGTTTTGCGCAATCAGAAGGCATATTAGATGCAGCAAAATTCTTGGTTGTTGTTGGTATCATCATCGGCCTATGAAGGTCGGTGGGAGCTGAATACCCAAAAATAGAAGAGATTCCAGATATTGCTTTTGCACCAATCTCAGTTGCTCTTGCTAAATTACCTATGTAAGGAACTTTGGATAATGTTCCTGCCACACGGGCAACAGCAGATGCTGGCTTAGAAATTGGGCCTTGACCATATTCATCACCTGCCTCAGCAAGGAATTCCTCACGAAGACGTTGGTTAGGCGATGTGAAAAGGGCGCTAGGAACTGGTTCATAGTGAGTGGGTATAGAATAGGAAACGTTCTCAGCCCAAGCAAACACTGATACAGTTACAGGTGCAGTGGCACCGTTGGCATGTTTCAACATTTGCAAGGCAGATAAGGTAATGTTTCCCATCTTTGACCAGTCTTTGCTCACGATGTCCATGGCATTCTTAGGAAAGAAGAAAGGACATTCAAGGGTTCCACCTTGTGATTCTGTCGGGTTAACATAAATATGCGGCTTTTGGGAATTGTTAATAAAATCAGCTCTTACCCAAGAGCGGGTTACTCGATATTCATCATCAAGGTGGGCTGGGTTGTACACTGCCATCAACCTACCGTAATAAAAAGAATTTCCATTTACAACAAACTTCACTTTCAAAGTGCATTGTAGAAGCTTGTAGTTCTTGATACGGGAGAGGTTAGCAGAGTCCTCCCAGAAAAGGGTCCAAGGGTCAAATGTTTCATGAAGAAGTTCCCCAATGTCCCATTGATAACTTGCTATCTTCAATGGGCGTTTGAACCAGTCAGACAATTGGACATCTTGGATCATGTCCGAACCACGAAAAGGGTCCATAATGATCCCCCGCGTGTCCATTGCGGAGGGTACAGCATCATTAAACTCAACATTCTGCTGTTTGAAATGTTGTGTTGCTAGTGTTCCGAAGACTAGCGGCTTCGATTGATTTTGTTCAGTTCGGGATTTAATATGTACAGTTGAACAGCCCCGAGGCAGTCAACCGGTTCGAATTTTATACAATAATGTAGACAAATATATAAGCCTCCTACTCTCAAGAAAACACGTAAACATAAATAGTAGTGGTAACCAGTATATACAAGGAGTTTTGCTACTCCGTGGAAAGCAGATCTCACTGCTCATTTATTTATTTGATGGAAAGTTGATCTCTTTCCATTGTTCGACACGTTCGTCAAACGAAACTTCGAGGTCTTTACAGTAAACATTTGCAATGTCACAAACCTCGGACAGTTGAGTACACCTAGCATCATAGATCTCTCTACCATGCAAGAACCATTCTCGAACTGCATTACCAACAGCATCAACTGCATCACGTTGTCTCTCCCCTTGTTTAGAAGTGAGATTAGGAATGGTACAGTATTGCAACTGTCTGAAGATGGACACTTCGTCAATAGAACCGACTCGGCATCCGATCTCCGGGATGAATGTTGACTTCCTTTTCAGGAAATCAAGTTCTTTCATGGGCATAAAGCCCAATTCAGTATCTTTCTTATCAGGGGTGGTTATGGTCATCCCCACTTCCTTGAGGTAATCCCTGTAAATGGTGAAAGAAAGTGCTCTTTTGGCAACATCAGAAACGGATGCAAGTGCATCGTCCCCATAAGTTGTTAGAGCTACATTATCTCTGAAAGTCCCAGGTATAGGATTTTCTTCGGAAGAGCTGAAATAACAGCATCTGAATAAAAGAGAGTTGTCCATGCTATTAACATGAACCGTGAGTGAATTTCCAGACACCCACATCCACACACGAACCATCGTACCATTCCAGACAATCAAAGGGTTGGTTAGATCAGCTGTGATCATATCCATCTTTCTCAAATGTTCTGGGGGGAATCCCATTGCTTCTGCAAGTTTTCGAAAAATGGTCATACTAGCATTAGTCACGTTCACAGGACGACGTAAATCATATTCACTGTAATCGCAACCTAGAGCAAGACCATCACTCGCAAATTTTTCTACATTTTGCATGAGATCCTCCCAATCTTTTCCAGCAGCATTAATTCCAACTGCGCATTCAGCTAAATGAGGGTGATGTAATAAAAATTCAACCATAGGCATATAGTGTTTGCGTATGTCAAGAGTGGTGGAAACTTGTTGGACATAGACAACCCTGCACTTAGTTTTTGTAACAGGAGTTGCTTCATCTTTGAAGAAGGAACTGGTGAAAACATTGGAGCGTTGTCCACGACTATGACAGTCATCGATTCTTTCCATTTCGACAATAACCTCCTGGGGTGCTGCCCATTTCTGGGGCTTACCTTCAACCTTGAGAAGCTTGATGAAACGTTTGCTTTTCTTCCCTCCATGGGGAAGACCAAAAGCAGTGTCTATGTGAATCGGAGGAATTGAATCTCTACCATCGATGCCATTGATTGCTTCATCAAGGGTTAGAGTACGGCACCTCTCAGGGTACTTTTCCTTCCACAACTTTGCAGCCACTAACAGTGGGGCTAGATAATCATCAACAGCCTTACGTAAATGGGCTGGATTCACATCATGAGCCCCTTCTGCAATAGCCATCATGCATCTGTTGTACTGCTTCCAAGCTGGTTTGAATGGTGGAGGACCAAACTCTTTTTGCACCCCAAATACTTGATTAACAGGACCCTTTAAAAGTGAATCTGTCACCTCGCTCTTCGGGGTGAAACCAACATCAACGTTTCCCAAAACTTCAACGTTTCCATTGTTTGGGAGAGAACCATCATGAAATATGGTGGCCTTGGGATGAGCTGGTCCAGGGTTGAAGATTTTGATGCCCATGGAATGAGTACTCAAGGTTGAACATTCGGCTCCCAAAGTGATACAATTCTTACGAATCAATTCAGCTTCAGCAATCTTATACTCACCATAGAGTATGCTAGTTGCAACACCACATCTCATAGAAGAGAAAGGAAGTGCTGACCCAGCAACATGGAAACCGATAATACAACCGTCGGCCTGATCTGACACAATCGGCACTCCACACATACCTTCACGTGTGTATTGTGATTTGTACGTGTAAGCATGATCGAAGGAGAAAGTTGGTGTTGCAACATCATTTCTGCTGACAGCACAGACTTTCTCGACCACGATTTTGTGATCAATGCGCATTATAAGATTTGCTGGTGTACCCCCAGTGAAATCATTCAAAGGAAGCATACCAGTCAGATCCTTACAAGGTTGACAGTTGGAAATGTATGTGAGAACAGTGTCTTTGCCGGGGATAATAGTCAAATGATCCCTGAATATGCGAACATTTTTATTACTACGTTCACTTTCATTCAATCTTATGGCAAGATCGACACTTTCGAGCATCGGAGCAGAATGATCCATATTTTCATGGAAAAGATGTTGCGGCATCACCAATATACCAGTGCGCATGAAAGTTCCACGACAATTATGCGTAGTACCGATTTTGTTAATCGTCACCACATTACCCTGCACTATATCAATGCAGTGTTTTGGCTGTCTGTTGTTCTTCACGGCTGGTTCCTGTAGTTTGGGTTTGAATAAACTAAAAGCATCGAACCAAGTATTCTTCCTCAGTTCGCCATCAATGGCTTCTTTGTTGGGCTCGTAGGCACTTGGGTTATTCTTCCTCCAAGTGTTCCACATCACCAAACCTGTCAACACAACGCCAGCAACGCCAGCAACAGTGACCATACCAGATTGAAAATTGGTTGGGTCAGCTAATGCTTGTTGCCAAAGGCTCTGTTGAAGGGCCTTGCTCTCATGGATTCTCCTCTGCATTGCAGCGAAACGAGTAGGAGCCCCAATGGCCGCACGAAAGAGTTGTACACCGTAAAATATGGTGCCACAAGTAGCGCCGACAATAAGTGATGTCGTCAGCACTGTTCCTCGTACAGGGGAAATAGGAGGAGACAAATCTAATTTGGGTTTGGCCCTGAAAGCATTTTTCATACTTTCCCATAGGATCCGATTATCAGATTTATACTCCTTCAATGGAGCTGGTTTTACAAAACGTTTTCGGTAACTGTCTTTGATGTAAGAATGAAAGTACCGACCCAGTGCAGTCAGGTGAAAGACAAAGAGCGCTTCCATGTTACGACTTAACGCAGCAAAAGTGAGGCTGGCTGTTATTGATCCAACAACAATTGCCCTCTTGAGCATCACTCCAGGGGGAACTATTTGTTGGTCTTGACCAGCAACACACCACATCAGTTTATCTTGAAAATATCTGAAAAACCGATGTTGGCTTACCTTTTCGGGCACTGCGGCTAATGCATGACACATCATCCAGTCTGTCACATGGTTCAATTCTTTAAGAAGCTCTCCGTCAGCCATGCCTGTTAAAGCACAGTCCAATCGGAGGAAATCATTCAACCATGAAATTGGGCGGGTCCATCTGGACAGTGATTGCATAGTACTTTTGTAAGTCATGCGAATCAATGTGTCACCAAGACCAGCTTCGGGTTTGACACCAAATATTGGTATCTGAGGTCCAATGATAGAAGGACCAAATGGATTGACAAATTTTGGTGATGGGTCAACCCAGGAGGGGGAAGTCACTACAGAACGTCCCAGAAGGGACATGTCATCGTCTGACAACACTGGTTTCGGCTGTGTTAGAACACACGTACTACTGCTCTCACATTTGCATGTTATTAAACTCTTGCATATGAGACAGGGTTTATGGTCAGCCTTCTCCATATTTCTCATCAATTTCAATCTTTCTTTCTTAGCATGGGCTTCAGATCGACGAATGAGGAATTCTTCGAAATCTCGGATTCCAATATCCTGGGTTGTGCGCATCGATCCATTGAGATCTTTAAACTTGAAGTAATGACGCATCTTCTTTCCGGTTCTCGGGTCGAGTATGATCTCATAAACATCGAAGATCCAAGCATCAGGGTACTCACAATCTTGAAAATCAGGATGGTCGTCATTTAAACGACCTTTGGAGCTTTGATACTCCTCTTTTAGCCGCACCCAAATCACAGGATACCTTCGAAAGAAGGCTTCTGGATCGGACATCAGATTCATGAGTGGAGTTTCGGTGTTGGATGCCATCGTGGTCAAATAATGTCTTGCAACCACGCTCGACTTGCTATCAAGGTCAGACCTAACCGGTTGGAAAGGGGTGTTCCCGACCAGACTGAGACTAAGATTCACTGTCGAATTAACAACAGTGTTGAATTCACTCTTAGTTGGTGAAATTTCATCAACATGAATGGTTTCAGTCTCACAAGTGATCTTATCTTGAAAAGCATCCGACAAATTGATAGTCGCACATTGTTTTTTATCATAATGTTTCCCTAATCCAAGGGCAACACACGTTCCAATGTGAGGAATCATGGATGATTTTCCAACACCAGGAGCTCCATAAAGAAGATACCCCTGGGCTGATTCAACGAAATCCACATTCGCATCTTTCCTGCGACATTCCTGATAGAAGTCAATTAGAGGTTTGATGACTGTATTAGCTAACACAGCTGTCGAGCCTCCATTCTTGTATTTCAGGATGGAATTGCATTCAGCGATCATGGCTTTCAATTCATCGAACATGTCAGCTCGCAACTGATACGCTCCGTCAGTTTTAACAGAAGAAAATATTTCCTCACGACGGCTGTACCAATAAACATACCTAGCCTGAATTTTGTACAAGGTGTTGGATGTCAATTGCATGGGTTTCAAGGATCGCTCCTTAATACACTGTATGCCAATGGTGGATGCCCAATGGAATGATTCCACTAACGCATCAATTAGATCAACAGCATTGATCTTTTCACTTGAACGGGCTTTGACAAATGAGTCTATAAGGGAATGATTCACTTCAACGTCATTTATTTTGCATGCTGCAACGGCACTAACAGTGCCAATGATGTAAGCTATGCGTTGTGCAAATTTGTTATGGTGAAGGCCATCCCAAATGACTGGCATGATGCCACCCGCTTCTGATGAACAGGCTTCTGCCGAGTATTTTTCGGCAATTGTGGATGTTACCCCTAGATCACTACTACAAAAGGACTTGATGTAATCATAGACAGTGAAAAGGACGCTCCCGTTCACATAAAACTTGAGGTACATACCACATGTTGCGAGTGCTTGCTCAAAAGTAACATCTCCGCTCAACTTGTAAGCGAAGAGAGCTATGCGCTCGACATGGTCGACAACTTGATTAGCCAAAGAAGGGCCTAGCATGTTATCTGCATTTGTTCGAATCTGTTCCCATGGACCGGGAACATTGGGAGTATCTGGTATTGATGGGACACTGATGTCAGTGCCCAAAAGATCGCTCCCTGATTCTGGATAAAAATCTGAATCGTAATCCAGATTGCTGCAAGGACCCCCATGTGTGGGTTGTTTTCCCTTATATGGGCGGTGCTTGTTCATCCTCAGCGTATTTGGTGCCTGATTGGTTACAGGCTGGGTGCCCACATTGGGCACTGGGTTGCGCAGCGTTTGTCGGCTTGCGGCTTTGGTCCATTCTTTATGGTTCTTAGGACGGGTAACGGCTCTGGACGCCTGTGTAACTGTTTGAATCTGTGCGGAATACATTTCATAAATTAAAAGTACTCCTACACAAATCCAAACTCCAGTTAAGGAATTTGGAAGTTATGTAGGTCCCTACTATACTAATTTCATATCATCCTAATCCAGTTTTGAACCTGGAAAGTCAATGATTTCATACTACGCGAGCTTCTTGTGCAAGCACAAGACAGGTGGCAGTAGGGCGGGAATGTACGTCCCTGGTTATGTATTCAAGATATGGTTAATCTCTAGCCCAATAAAACCGTGTTGGATTGTCTCAACCAACAGTCAATATAAAAGAATTACTCGCTTTTTATGTTTTATTTTTCGAATTCTCCGCAGACTATATGTGTACCTATAAGACATGGTGCCAATTAAGGCCCTAGACATTTATCTCTAAACGAATTTTTGAGTGTCTAACCTTCTTTCTATGGACAGAAAGCGAGGCTTTAGGGGAGTTTATGTGGCCATTGCAGGCCGGGCACATGTTAATTAACATGCTTTAGATCGTCTTCCATACAGATGATCAGTGCTGCAACATGGTGCAGGGGGTGGCTCCTTAGGAGCCAGCACATGTTCGATTAACATGCTTTAAATCATTTTCCATTCAAATGATTAGTTCCACGACAAAGTGTGGGGGTTGGTGTTCAATACCTGACAAATAAAAGTCAAGGTTACGGACTTGCAATAAATGCGTACCGTTATTGTAGTTGGTTAGCTCTTGAAACACCGAGCTGTCGAATTTGTACTATGACATGATATATAATTCTGTAAATATATCATGAAAAGGAAAGGGTGGTTTCCACTATAACGAAACAAAGAGAACGTGTTCGACGTTCAAAGAAAGGTTCGAAATTAGATTTTCAACAATCTAGCGGACCGAAACTGACGGATTAAAGCGTCAGTTCGGACAACTATCATGTGGGGGGACCGTATGTACGTACTACGTACATACGGAC